GCAGCGATTCCGGGTGTGGCAAGAGCATATAATGAATATTATTACAAGTCGCCAGACTATCCAGAAGGAGATCGCAATCAATATACAACAGGAGGACATTTTCATTTAAATACTCACGCAGCAAGGGGTGGTGTTGTTGATGGTCCTACTACTGGATTCCCAGCAGTACTACACGGTAGAGAACAAATAGTTCCTCTTGGTAATAACTCTTTATTAGAAAAATTGGGTCAAACGTCAGCAGATACTTTAAATGCAGTTACAAACACATCAACTACTAACACAAACAGCAACGAGGATATGGTTAGAGCAATGATAAACAGGTTAGATGAAGTCATATACAAATTAGATCAGGCTAATGACATACAAGACAAAATCTTGAAATATAATATGACATAATAAATATCTAAACAGAGAACATAAATGCCATACACTAAAAAATTCTTAAACAAAAGCGGACAGTCTAGCCCAATCTCAGGCGTTAGCAGTAATTCAGGTACTTGGAATAACGCTAACGACAACAGTTGGAACAAAGACAACTTTGGGTATAGAAATTACATGAGCAGATTGCCCGAAGTATATACAGGGCATCCAAACAGAATAGAAAGATATAATCAATATGAAATGATGGATGTTGATGCAGAGATCAATGCTTGCTTAGATATCATAGCAGAGTTCTCTACACAAAAGAATGATCATAACAAAACTCCATTCTTTATTAATTTTAGTGAAGATCCTACTCATCATGAAGTTGAACTATTAAAAACTCAGATTCAACAATGGTGTAAACTAAACGAATTTGATACTAGGGTATTTAAAATTTTCAGGAACGTAATTAAATATGGTGATCAAGTATTTGTAAGAGACCCAGAAAACTTCAAGTTGTATTGGGTAGATATGGTTAAAGTCATTAAAGTAGTTGTTAACGAATCTGAAGGTAAGAAACCTGAACAGTATGTATTGAAAGACCTCAATATAAATCTACAGAATTTAACAGTCGCAGAAAAAACAAATACTGATTTTGCTGCTAATCCTGCTACAGGATTAGGTGGAACAGGCGGAGGAACTAATACTCCTTATACTGTTCCTGCTATGCCTTATAACACTACTGGTAGCAGATTTACGCTTGGACAAGGTGAGTATGCCGTAGATGCTAAACACATAGTACATCTTAGTTTAACAGAAGGCTTAGATCGTTTCTGGCCTTTTGGTCAGTCAGTATTAGAAAACATATTTAAAGTATATAAGCAAAAAGAATTATTAGAAGACGCAGTTCTTATATATCGTGTTCAACGCGCCCCTGAGCGTAGATTGTTCAAGATAGACGTTGGTAATATGCCCTCACATATGGCTATGGCTTTTGTAGAAAGGGTAAAAAATGAGATACATCAACGTAGAATTCCAAGTTTGTACGGTGGACAATCATTAGTAGATGCTACATATAATCCACTATCAATGAACGAAGATTACTTCTTTCCAGTAACAGCAGATGGTAGAGGTTCTAGTGTAGAAGTTATGCAAGGTGGACAGAACTTAGGTGAAATCGATGACCTCAAATACTTCAACAACAGATTAGCAAGAGGCTTGAGAGTACCTAGTTCTTATTTACCAACTGGTCCAGATGATTCAGAAAGAGCATTTACTGACGGTAAAGTTGGTACTGCATTAATACAAGAATTTAGATTTAATCAATACTGCGAAAGATTGCAAAATTACATCATACAAAAACTTGATGAAGAATTTAAACTATTCTTGCGCTGGAGAGGATTCAATATAGATTCAGGATTATTTTCTTTATCTTTTAATCCTCCACAAAATTTTGCTTCTTATAGACAAACAGAATTGGATACTGCTAGAATTGCTTCATATCAAACGATAGATCAAATTCCATATATCTCAAAGAGATTTGCTCTTGAAAGATTCTTAGGATTAACTGAAGAAGAAATATCTAAGAATGAAAAATTATGGCGTGAAGAAAATGGTAAAGAAGAAGCTCAAGAACCTAAAGGCTCAGATTTACGCAGTATAGGTGTCTCCGTAGGTGATATAGAATCAGATGAAGGCACAGCAGAAGAAATGGCTGCTCCTGAAGGTGAAGAAGGAGCGGCTGCTCCGCCAGCAGGTCCAGTAGGTGACATGGGTGCTGGTGCAGCACCTCCACCAGCAGGCGGTGAAGCACCGCCAGCACCTCCAGTATAAAAGATAAATAGATTTATGTTATTAACAGAAATGTTTAATCCTCCTATCGAAGGTTATCAAGATACAAAAAATGATAACAGTAAACCTGAGTGGAGAACCTCAAGAAAAACTAAACTAACTTTAAAGCAGATAAGAAAATTAAGAAAAATGCTTGATGTTAGAAATTATGAGAAGCGCGAATATCTATCAAAAGTCAGAGAACAATACGGTTCTGCTGGTAAAGAGCAGCAACAACCGGGTTTATAATATAATTTTTCACCAAAAACGCAAAAAATATATACTTATTGATCACTTTTTAGTGATATAGCATAAGTAATTATTACAAAGCCATTAACTACCAGGAGAATACAATGGATAACAAAAAATTTGAAAAACTCATTGATCTAGTAATCAATGAAAACGAAGAACAAGCTCGCGAATTATTTCATGAAATCGTTGTAGAAAAGTCACGCGAAATCTATGAGTCAATCATGGATGAAGAAATGATGGCTGACTCTATGCACGGTGCTGACATGGAAGAAAGCGACGAAATGATTGGTGAAGTAGGTGATCTAATGGATGAAATCACTGCTGAAGAATCAGGTATGATGGAAGAAGAAGACATGATGGATGGCATCATGGAAGAAGATGATGAAGACATGGAAGTAGATTCTGAAGAAGAAGTTGAATACGATCTAGATGACGAAGGCGAAGAAGCCGGCGAAGACGAAGAAGGTCTAGAAAATCGTGTAGTTGATCTAGAAGAAAAACTAGATGAACTAATGGCAGAATTTGAATCACTATTGGGCGACGAAGGCGACGAAGGCGACGAAGGCGACGAAGGCGAAGAAGTAGACGCTGAGGAAGAAGAAGAGGAAGTTGTTGCTGAAGCAGTACAATTACAAAAAGTATCTGTAACTCACGGTGACAATGGAGTTCAAACTAAGAGCCCAGTAGCAGCAAACGCAGGTAAGTCAGGAATGGCTAGCAAGCCAGTTAAATTCTCTGGCGATACTGAAGCAGTTCCTAATGCTCCAAAAGCCCCAAGCAATGAATATGCTAAGGGTCACAAAGATGTAGAAGGAGCAGGTAAATTTGGCAACGCACCTGGACAGAAGGGCAGAAAATTAGAGAATGCACCAAAAGCAACAACATCACAGGCTTCAGGTGTAAACACTAAAAGCCCGGTTGCTAAGTAAGGAGTAACTGGAAACAATGGCTTTGTTTCTAAAAGAACACTTGACATTTGACCGCGCAGGTATGGTGGTTGAATCTATCAAGGAAGAGGGAGACTTGAAAACTCTTTACATGAAAGGAGTTTTCATTCAGGGCGGGGTAAAAAATGCTAATGAGCGAGTTTACCCCGTATCTGAAATAGAAAAAGCAGTCGAGACTCTAAACAAGCAAATTTCCGAAGGTTACTCAGTATTAGGGGAAGTAGATCACCCAGACGATCTCAAGATTAATTTAGATCGTGTATCTCACATGATTCAAAGCATGTGGATGGACGGTCCTAACGGTTACGGAAAATTAAAGATTCTACCAACTCCAATGGGTCAATTAGTAAGGACTATGTTGGAGAGTGGTGTGAAACTAGGCGTATCCAGTCGTGGATCAGGTAATGTAAACGATATGGATGGCAAGGTAAGTGATTTTGAAATAATCACAGTTGATATTGTCGCTCAACCCAGCGCACCTAACGCATATCCTAAAGCAATTTATGAAAGTCTCATGAATATGAAAAATGGACATAAAGTTTTAGATATCGCTAGAGAAGCAGGTGGCGACAAAAAAGTACAAAGATTTTTGGCTGAGGAAGTAAAGCGCCTCATCAACGATCTTAAAATTAAATAAGGGGAACCAGCATGTTGGATGCTATCAAACCATTAGTTGAGAGCGGACTAATTAACGAAGACATCTCAAACGAACTTCAAAAAGTTTGGGAAGGCAAGTTAACTGAAGCCCGTGATCAAGTACGTGCAGAACTACGTGAAGAGTTCGCACACAAATATGAGCATGACAGAAGCGTGATGGTAGAAGCCCTTGATAAGATGCTAACTGAAAGTCTTTCAACAGAAATCAAAGAATTTCATGAAGAAAGAACTGCAATGAACGAAGATCGTGTCAAAGCACAAGTTGCTTTACGTGAGAATGCATCAAAGTTCAACAATTTTATGGTTACTAAACTAGCCGAAGAAATTAAAGAACTACGTGCAGATCGCAAAGTGCAAATGGAACATCAAGAAAAACTTGAGAAGTTCATTATACACTCATTGGCACGTGAGATCAAAGAGTTCGCAGCAGACAAACAGGCTGTTGTAGAAGCAAAGGTCAAGTTAGTTGCAGAAGGACGCAAGAAACTAGAAGCATTAAAAGCAAAATTTGTTGCTGAAAGTGCAGCTCGTGTCAAGAGTCTAGTAGCATCACATCTCACTTCTGAGTTAACTCAGTTGAGAGAAGATATCAAGATTGCTAGAGAAAACAATTTCGGTCGTAAGTTGTTCGAAGCATTTGCAAGTGAATACTCTGTAACTTATCTAAACGATAAGGCAGAAACTCGCAAACTTGTAGCAGCAATTGCCGAAAGAGAAGAAGCACTAGCAGAGGCTATGCAGAAACTTGAAACTACTGAAAAGCTCGTAGAATCAAAAAATCGTGAAGTTCGTATTATCAAAGAATCTACTCAAAGAGAAAAAGTAATGGGAGAACTATTAGCAACTCTCAATGAGGAGAAAGCACAGGTAATGAAGAGCTTATTAGAAAGCGTTCAGACACCAAAATTGAAGAACGCATTCGACAAGTATTTACCAGCAGTTCTAAATAATGGTTCAGCAGCAAAGGTATCAAAGCCTGTGTTGTCTGAGTCTGTTATTAAAGAAGTAACTGGTGATAAAACTGCCAAAAAAGTTGAGAAAGATCCCGAAGTGGACAACAACGTGATCGACCTCAAGCGTCTGGCAGGGCTTTAATTTAGACATATTAGGAGATATAAAAAATGTCAAAAGTACTCTTAGAAAGCCGTTGGGACGAGACGAAAGATGCCCTGTTAGAAGGCCTAAAGGGCACACGTCGCTCAACAATGGGTGTTATTTTAGAAAACACTCGCAAGTCGTTACTTGCTGAATCTTCAGCAGGTACAACTACTGCAGGCAATATCGCAACTTTAAATCGCGTTATTCTTCCAGTAATCCGTCGTGTTATGCCAACTGTTATTGCTAACGAACTAGTCGGTGTTCAGCCAATGACTGGTCCAGTTGGTCAGATCCACACTCTACGTGTTCGCTATGCACAATCATTGACTGATAGTTCAGCTGCAGGAACATCTGTAACTGCAGGTGAAGAAGCATTGTCACCATTCAAGATTGCACAAGCATATTCACGTACAGCATCTGCCGATGCTAGTGCTTCTTCTTATACTGCTGCTTCAACAGCATCATTAGAAGGTAACGGTGGTAAGCAGATCAGCGTACAGATTCTACGTCAGGCTGTTGAAGCCAAGTCACGTAAGTTGCAGGCACGTTGGACATTT